TCATATTTTTTGTTTTGATAGTCTTTAGGTTTACAATTTAAATTAACCTTAATTGAGTTGAGCATGTTTTTAAACATACTAGTATACCCGTTCTCAGGTATACCTTGGTAGGTATCTAAGTGGAAACATTCACTTGGGTCTTCTCTTTTATTGGGGAGTCTGCTGCTTATAGACTTTGGGAGCTCTTCCCAAGGTATTCCCCACATTTTTTCACTATAATCTTTAAATATTAAATCTTGTATTTCTTCTGGGGTTTTATGTCCTATTATTTTTTCAGTTTCAGGAGAGTAGGGTATAGGAATTAACCCTTCTTTAGTGTTGGCTTTCGCTTTTAAGCAAACGTCATTGAATTTAGAGTATTTGTTTAGAAAGCTCCAAACATTTTCATTGTTTGTGTGAAATCCGTGCGGTCCATATTTATGTACTCTCACGCCTTCTACTTCATGATCGTAGCAGTTTCCGCCAATGTGGCTTCTAGTGTCAAATATCTCTACCTCATAACCTTTTTCTTTTAAAAGGATAGCGGATACTATACCACTTATACCGCAACCAACTACAATGGCCTTCATTTGTTTTTAGAAACCCAATCTTCCAGTCTAACGGAGGGCTTATAGCCTAAACGACTAGAAATCTTATGAATGTCAGCTAAGGTTTCTTGAGCCTCACCTAGTCTTGGCGGCAGATGCTCTACTTGCTCGCCAATCATTTTAGCTATTTCAAGAATCGAATGATTGCGCCCTGTCCCAACGTTGAAAACTTCACCTGATATTTTTGAGAGGTCTTCGGATTGCATAGCTAATATATTGGCATTTACGATATCACTCACATGAGTAAAATCTCTGCGCTGCTTTCCGTCTCCCACGATTGTCATCGGTTTATTTTCGTTTTTTTGTTTAATAAATAAACCTAAAACTGGAGCATATTTACCTTTAGTTGGTTGCCTTTCCCCGTAAACGTTGAAATATCTAAACGTAATAGTGTTCAGCCCCCATAAAGAGTAATATATTTTACATAAATCCTCTGCCGCGACCTTTGAGACGGAATATGGGTTAAGGCAGTCTCTTGGCATGTCTTCTCTTAACTCGCAAGGTTTATTCAAGAGTTTGTAAGCCATGCTATAATTTTTTCTACCATAAGCAGATGATGTACTAGAATAAACAAATCTAGAGATATTATGATTTTTTGCGGCTTCAAGTACGTTACATGTGCCAACAAAGTTAGTCATGCAAGCATCTTGGGGTCTATTTAACGTGGGTTGAATTCTTGATTCAGCGGCTAAATGAAACACGTAATTTATATCTTTAAAAAAATGCTCTATTTTGTTATAGTTTTTAATATCTTCATGTAAATAAATTGCACTTTTATTAAAATAAAATTCTTCATTACACTCTGAGGACAGGTCGTCTATAACATAGACTTGGTGGCCTTTACCCACGAGGTTATCTACTAAATGGCTTCCAATGAAACCGCAGCCACCTGTTACTAATGATTTTTTCATAAAGAGGTTATAATTTTGTGCATCTCTTGATGCTTTTGTTTCATTATGTTTATCAACTCTTCCCCTTGAAGATTAAACCAAGGCTCGTAACTAGCCCCAAGCATTTCATTTGTATGGACAATACAATTCATCATTTTGGCTTCTACACAAATTCTGCCGCACGTTTCTGGTACTTTAGACCAAAATACAACACCTTCGTTTAATGAAATCTTTTTTAAGAAATCGTTGTGATTTTTATCATGGACTAGCTCGTAGTCCAGCTTATTTTCTATGCAGAATTTTATCGCTTCGGGAACTCCTTTTTCTTTGTATGGAGATTTAACTACAGAATAAACCTTTTTCTTTTCATTTTTAGAAAACTGACTCATTAACTCTAGCGTCTCATTACTCCATAAATTTCCAGAAAAATTAATTATATTATTTACTTCAAGATTCTTTTTATGTATAGCGGCCTGAAAGCTACTTTGGCATATTGTCGCTTTAGCCTTGTGGAATAGATAGGTATTTATTAGCTCATGCTTAGGAACTAAAAAATCTTCGTATAAATTAGGCTGTGTATGAGCAACAAACTTGTAGTCATGAGCGATTAAGCAATAATTTAAATCGTAAAATCTCTCTAGTATACTAGGGTGAATATGAAAAAAATTTGAAAGTATGAAAAGTGAATCTTTTTCGTCATTCAGGAAGTTTTCGTTAATATATCTACTTCTTATCCTGAATACATCTTCACCCTTAGATTTGAGTATACTGTATAGTATCTCGTCGCTTAATTCAGCGCCTCCACTGTGAGTACCTCCACCACCAACGGTGTCTTCAGCAAAAAAGTCCGCTACTAAAACATACCTCACCCGTATATTTTAACGGGCATTTGACTGAAAATCAATTAATTTCTACTTGATAGGTGGTCTATTTTCTCTTCAAGCCTATCAAACCTATGATGAACGACTTTAACTAAATTGTCAAAATCGCTTTTTGAAACATACTTCTCAGGCATACTGAGGGCTAAGTCGTTTATTTTTTGCCTAGCTTCTTTTAAGTCTTCCTCATGGTGTTCACGCAGTTCTTCTATGTGATCAGCGTTAATGTTGGTTTTTTCCCAAATAACCTTGAGAATCCACCCACCGAAAAAGGATATTAAACCTATAGCTATGTTTACAAACGTCTGTAGATCGACTGAGCCTTCCATGTAATATTAATACACTTATTTTTTAAAAATCATCCTCAAGAACTCCAGAATTTTGATAGTCCTTAACTTTTCTTTCAAAAAAGTTTGTCATTGCCCCAGTGTCTACCACTTCGGAAAGCCAAGGGAATGGGTTGTTATCGCTGTCAAAGCGGTAGTCGATACCAATCCCTTCGAGTCTTCTGTTGCCAATGTACTGCATGTAATCGACGAACATATCAGCGTTTAAACCTAAAATACCGCGAGGAAGTACGTCATGAGCGTAATTAATTTCAAGCTCTACAGCTTTCTTGATGTGCTCAACTGTTTCTTCTTCGAATTTCTTAGTCCAAATAGTCGGGTATTGCTCTTTAATCGTGTTGATTAAGTAAGTGCCAAACTGGATATGCAGACTTTCGTCTCTAAGCGTGTATTTAATTTGATCGTTTAGCCCTATTAACTTCTTTTGTCTTCCTAGAGCTAGGAGCATCGCGAAACCGCTAAAAAAGAATGTACCTTCGCAGACTATGTAATAAGTTACTAAGTTTCTTAAAAACTCTTTTTTTCCTTCTGCTGTTTTGGTGGTAAAATCATTTCTATTTATATCGCTAGTAATCTCCATTAAGAAGTCGTCTTTGGCTTTGATGGATGGAATGTTGTTGTAAGCCTCGTAAACCTCTGAAACTTTTAAATTAAAGCTGTCGCAACATGTAACCACAGTCCAGTTGTGCAGAGATTCTTCGTAAGCTTGTCTAAGTATGTATTGGCGGCACTCAGCGTCTGTCACCCATTTTGCGACAGTAAGAAGTAGATTATTGCCAACCAAGGACTCACTTCCAGCAAAAAAGCCAAGACATCTTTTAACGAGTAATTTTTCATCTTCAGTAAGTTCTTCACTTTTCCATTGGTCAACGTCATCGGTCATATTTACCTCGGACGGAGACCAGTTATTTGCTACACCTTTAAGGAATAAATCCCATGCGAACTGATGTTTATGGGGTAAAATTTGATTTACGCCCGCTATTTCTTCGCCCAATAATAATCCACTTTTACTCATAATATTTTATACACTAATTTATACAATACTTATACAATTTATTGACAACTTTCACATGTTGGGTCAATGATCGAGCAAGCTTTTTGCTCTTGCGCTTCAGGAGCGCTCGATTTGGTTGTTTTTTCTATTTTGCTTGCGCTTTTATTTCTAAGGTAGTAGGTGCTTTTAAGACCTCTATCTTTAGCATGAAAGTAAAGATCGTTCAAATGCTTTAACGATGTTGAATTATTAAACAAATTAAGTGACTGACCCATGTCAATCCATTTTTGTCTAGCGGCAGCGCAATCAACTAAATTGAATTGATCTTGATCAAATGCGGTTTTGTAGTTTTCTTTTAGCTCCTCTGGGATAGTTGACGAATCTAATAGCGAAACGTCTCCATCTGCTGATTTAAGAGCCTCAATAAAAGGCTTGTTCCATATACCGAGTTTTTTGCATTCGTTAACAAACCATTCATTAGTAATAAATAGGTTGCCGCTTTTATTTTCGTAAACAAAGAAAGTCGAAAAATCTGGATCAATCGACGGCGAACACCCTTGGATATAAGAGATGGTTGCAGTAGGAGCGATAGCCATAGTATTGCTGTTTCTCATTCCGTTTTCAGAGATATGGTCTCTCACAGCGTTCCAATTCACTTCTGGACAATACTTTTTACCTCTGTGTAAGATGGGTTTCTCATCAAGGTATTCCATTAATGACTTGTAAGTATCAATGGGTAAAACGCCTTTGCTCCAAAGCGAACCCTCGTAGGTAGAGTAAGCACCTTTTTCTTTCGCGATTTTACTTGAGTTTAAGATGCAATGATAAGAAATAAACTCATAAAGCTCATCTGAGAACTTAACAGCATCTTTTGACGAGTAGCTAATATTGTAAGCGTGAAAAACATCATGCCAACCCATTGAGCCAGCCCCGATAGGTCTGTGCTTTAAGTTTGATTTTTCGGCCTCTTGAGTTGGGTAAAAATTTAAGTCAATAACATTATCGAGCATTCTCATTTGAATGGCTATAGTTTCCGCAAGCAATTCAAAATCAAGAGTGTTATCTTCTTTGATATGCTGGTTTAGATTCACAGAGCTAAGGTTGCACACCGCAGTTTCTCCGACCTCTACCTTATCCCCTTCTTTAAATAACGAGGGTTTAGTGTGTAAGAAAATTTCGGTACATAGGTTTGAGCTGTGAATCACACCTTCGTGTGAATTAGAGTATCTCATGTTTGAGTTATCTTTGAAGGTCATCCAAGGATGACCAGTTTCAAAAAGCACTCTGAGCATTCTTTTCCACAAATCTTTTGCTTTTACGATTTTAAAATTTTTTAACTCACCGTTATCAGCGAGCTTACAGTATTTTTTATACTTCTTATCGAAGTTATCACCATACAATTCATGTAGATCGCGAACATCAGATGGGGAGAAAAGATACCAATCTTTGTCACTTTTAACATACTCCAGAAAAAGGTTATTCAACCAGTTAGCTGTATTTAAATCATGGCAGCGTCTGCGTTCGTCTCCAGTGTTCTTTTTAAGGTCGAGGAACTCTTCTATGTCTAGATGCCAAGGTTCCAAGTACGCGCACCCAGCACCTGGTCTTTTCCCACCTTGGTTGACGGCAACCAAAAGGTCGTTGAAGATTTTAAGCCAAGGCACTAATCCGCTAGATGTTCCATTGGTGCCCTTAATATGGGAACCAGAAGACCTAAAATTAGAAACATCAAACCCTAAGCCTCCAGCGTATTTAGATTTTCTAGCTTCCTGCCAAGCTCCATCAAAAATTCCATCAATGGAATCGTCGAAAGTGTTCAGATAACAGCTAGAAAGCTGGCTGCGATTACTACCACTGTTAAATAATGTCGGTGTCGAGCAGCACAATCTAAACTCTGAAAGGACATTGTAGAACTCGATAGCTTTTTCGTTTTTGTCTTCTTCATTTATGGCGAGACCCATCGCTACTCTCATCCAGAAAGATTGAGGCGACTCCATAACTCTGCCGTTAACTTTATGGAAGTATCTATCATTTAATATTTGTAACCCAAGGTATTTAAACTTGAAGTCTCTTTCAAGCTGTAATGATTCTGATAGCTTTTTTAGGTCAAAATCTAAAAGCTTTTCATTAAGGATATTTTCTTTGATTAAAGATTTAATATTTTTAATAAAAGATAATCTGTATTGGTTATCAAATACATCCTTATCTACGCTAGAACCGAAAACTTCTTTGTGAATATTTCCAAGTAGTAGTTTGGCTGCTACATACGAATAGTTTGGTTCTTTGTCCATTTTTTGCCTAGCGGACATAACTAGCGCTTTATCTATCTCTTTTGTTGTAATTTTATCGTAAAGTTGAACATGAGCATCTAAAACAACTTCACTAGCTGAAACACTGTCTAAATTATCGCAAGCTCTTTCAGCGCATTTATTAATTTTGGAAATATCGAGCTTTTCGAGTCTGCCGTTTCTTTTCTTAACTTGTAAATCTGAGGAGTTCATTTATTAAATAGTTCGAGTATATTTACATTTTTTTTCTCTTAAAGAAAGCAAAATTTACAGAATAAGAAAAATACTTTTTCTGCGAATAAAAATTGTGTAGAGATGGTTAGATTTCCCTACCACCAGCGGGAACAACACCGTCCTCAAGCTTCATTAAGTGAGCTTTAGTGTACCCTATTAGGTGAGTTTCGTGAAATTCAGATGGATAGTAATTTGCTATTCTTGCTAATTTGAATTTTACTGGGGTATTAATAAACTGAGCTTGTTGAGCCTTAGTGTAATACCAGAAACTGTTACTATTCCAAAATGAAACGTGAGTGGGGTCTTGAAACGCTCCTCTACCGTCTGTGTTTGGCACGTTGATTAAAACCCACCCATTAGGAGCTAGACATCTATATAGCTCTTTCATTGTTTGGATTGGGTTTTTTAAATGCTCTAGCGCGTCCTGCATTCTGAAAACGCCAACGCTATTATCTTCAAATGGCCAATCGGGTTTATCTAGGTCGCATACTACGTCAACATTTGGGTAGGGGTAAGCATCTACCCCAGAAAAGCCTTCGGCTTTGTACTGATGGCAACAGAGGTCTAATTTTTTAAGATTGTTAATGTCGCTCCATTTCTTGCAAAGGTCTTGAATGAATTTATCATGAAGCTCAACAGTTAAGTTTTGTATTTTTGCATTTTTCTCACCGTAGCAAGTATTCTCTTCGTGTCTCCAGTAAATATATAACGGTTTTTCTATGTGAAATACTTTACCTTCGATGTACGTTCTGCAAAGAAGCTCGTGGTCATCCAGAATATCCATTTCTTCATTGTGACCACCTATAGATTCGTAAAAAGACTTAGACCATACTCTTACGTGATTTGGAGCGTACCATATGTAACTAAACGTAAGAGGGGATGGGCTGAAAGCTCTGGTTGCGGTCATGCCAGTACGTTCGCATTTATAGTATTTCCACCCAAACTTTTCTGAGTAAGGCGCTATAGATTCACCGCTTGACTCAACGATATCTATATCATCTGAGTAATAAAAATCAGCTTTATGCTGCTCGTGAGCTTTGTTAACCTCCTCTAGACAATCTGGAGAAAGTTCATCATCGTGATCTAATTCTAATAATAATTCGCCCTGAGATTTAGCGCAGCAGAATTTTTTTAGGGCTCCTATTTTGTCTGTATCACCATGCCATTTAAGTATTTTATAGGTAATACCTTTATCCGTTAATTTGGTTTTTAACTCTGAATCGGAATCTAGCGCGTCGTTATTAAGGCAGATTATCCATTCAAAATCTTTAAACGACTGATTCGCTACGCTTTCTATAGTGCGATCAATTCTTTTTAAATTATGAGAAGGCGTGAAAATAGAAAATTTCATACTTCTAA